AGCGATGGACAAAGTAAAATTGTTCTTTGATATGTTCTCACAGCTTCCCAGCTGGTTTACAAATTTATGGATCCTTGTCGTGGCAAGCATTTATGGTATAAAGGGTACACAAATATTTAGAAACGGAGGAAAAAAATAATGAGAAACTATTATAATAAAGGTGGACCAACTTTAACTAAGGCACAAAAAACTTTACCAAAAGAATTACAGAAAAAAATTATAATGTCTAAAGCTAAAAAGAAAAAAACTAAATCACCAAGAGAAAAAGCGATAGGAATAGCATAATGGCAAAACTTTGTGCAAAAGGTAAAGCCGCAGCGAAGCGAAAATTTAAGGTGTATCCATCAGCCTATGCTAATATGTATGCATCAGGAGTTTGTTCAGGTAAAATTACACCAGGTGGTAAAAAAGGTAGCAGAAAAAAAGCTGCTAATGGTGGACCGATTCAAATGGCTGGTATGACTAGAAAAAGAAGAGTGGGTTGTGCGTAAAAATTTTGCAGAAGGTGGTTTAAGAAAATGGGTTTCAGAGAAATGGGTAGATATTGGAGCTCCAAAAAAGGATGGAAAATATCAACCTTGTGGAAGAAGCAAAGGAAGCAAGAGGAAGTATCCGAAGTGCGTTCCACTTGCAAAAGCCACACGGATGACAAAGTCGCAAAAGGCGAGTGCTGTCAAACGAAAGAGAGCTGCAGGTAATCCTGGTGGTAAACCAACTAATGTTGCAACTTTTACAAAAAGAAATAAAAAATCTATGGGTGGATATATTGGACCAGCAATAAATTCTGATTATGCTGGAGTTAAATTAAATAATCCATCTTATGCAAAATATTATAAAGGAATGATTTAATGGTAAAAGGACTTAAAAAAGTAGCTAAAGGTTTAAAAAAAGCATCAAAGACACATGCTGCTCAAGCTAAGATAATTAAAAAACATATTAAGAAGATGAGTTCAAATGCGAAAAAGAGATAGACAACCACCTAAAACTAAAAAGTATTTCAGACCTACAAAGTCTGGAGCAGGGATGACAAAAGCTGGGGTCGCCCGATATAGAAGAGAAAATCCTGGTTCAAAACTAAAAACAGCCGTGACGGGTAAAGTAAAACCTGGATCAAAAGCTGCAAATCGACGTAAGTCGTATTGTGCGAGAAGCGCAGGTCAAATGAAAAAATTTCCTAAAGCAGCAAAAGATCCTAATTCTAGACTACGTCAGGCTAGAAGAAGATGGAAATGCTAGATAAGTGGTTATATAGTTTCTTTTCAAAACTTGATGATATCATATCTTGGGTAGAAACATATGTTATTAAATGTGTTGAATGGTGTTGGCACACGAGAGTAAAATTATTAAAGAAAAAAAGGAGAAAGAAAAATGATGGATGATGAATTAATTTACATAAGTAAAATTCAAAAATACTTAAAAGAAGCATATCAAAATATCGGAGATAGTATGATAGCTGGAGGTGTTGACAATATGGAAAAATATAAGTATATGATGGGACAGGCACATGCCTATTTAAAAATATCACAGGAAATCTCTAACCTGCTAAAACCAAAGGAGCAAAATGATACTGCAACCAAACAAGACAACGTCGTCCGATTCGGATTCGACAAAGAATAAATCAGCGCTATTAGATAAATACGAAAAGCAAAACGCAGAAGCTAATCAAAAAGAAGTTGATGGCTATGAGCGTTTAAAAACAAAAGAAACAAACAAATTACCAAATCCAACTGGATGGAGAATGTTAGTTCTTCCATTTAAGATGCCAGAAAAAACTAAAGGTGGATTATTTCTTGGTCAAGATACCTTAGAAAGACAACAAGTTGGATCAACATGTGGACTTGTATTAGCTATGGGACCACATTGTTATGACAAAGATAAATTTCCAGAAGGACCTTGGTGTAAAAAAGGTGACTGGATAATTTTTGCAAGATATGCTGGATCAAGAATCCAGATCGATGGCGGGGAAGTTAGATTGCTAAACGACGATGAAGTTTTAGCAACCATCGAAAACCCTGAAGACATACTTCATCAATATTAATCATAGGAGAAAACTATGCCAAACGTAGAAGAAAATAAAACAGTTGATATTGATACATCTGGTCCAGGTGCGGAAATAGAACTGCAAGAAGAAAAAGATGAATCAGTAGTTGATACTGAAGCATCCAAAGAAGAAAAAAAGGAACAACCTTCTGAAGATAAGACTTACGAAAATGAACGTGAGACTAAATTAGACGAGGCAACAACAGAAGAAAAAACAGATAAAAAAGAAGATGATAGTGAGTTAGAACAATATTCTAAAGATGTTAAGAAAAGAATATCTAAACTTACTCATAAATGGAGAGAAGCAGAAAGACAAAGAGAAGAAGCTTTGGGCTATGCGGAAAAAATGATTTTAGCTAAGAAAAAAGCTGAAGACAAACTCTCGAAGCTTGAACCAGGATACTTGAAGTCTACAGAAGATAGTATTGTTTCTGGTGTACAAGCAGCTCAAGCCAAACTTGCAGCAGCAAGAGAAGCAAATGATTTAGCAGCTGAGGCAGAAGCTTTAACCGCTATCTCTGAATTGGGTTACAAAAGAGCTAAACTTGAAGAGACGAAAGTCGCTCAAGAAGAGTATAACAAGAAACAGGAGTCTAGACCTGCTTCAGATATTAACTTAAATAGAAAACCAGCAGCAGCAGGTACACCTGATCCAAAAGCTGAATCATGGGCTCAAAACAACTCATGGTTTGGTCAAGATACAGCCATGACTTATACTGCTTTTGATCTACATAAAAAGTTAACAGAAGAAGAAGGGTTTGACCCATCAAGTGACGAATATTATGTTGAAATTGATAAGAGAATAAGACTTGAATTTCCTCATAAATTTGGTACAATAGAATCTACGGAAACGGCTAAGCCTGTACAAACTGTTGCTTCGGCAAGACGTACTACAAAATCTGGTCGCAAAACTGTAAGACTCACACCTTCACAGGTAGCAATTGCTAAAAAATTAGGTGTGCCACTTGAAGAATATGCGAAACAATTAAATATCACGAAGGAGGGATAAGCATATGGAAAATAATAACGATAAAAGAACCTCACGTGCGAGTCAAACTAGAGAAAAAACTTCTCAGAAAAAAGTTTGGTCTCCACCATCATCTTTAGATGCACCCCCTGCGCCAACAGGTTTTAAACATAGATGGCTAAGAGCTGAATCTTTAGGATTCCAAGATACTAAGAATATTTCTGGAAGACTGAGATCTGGATACGAATTGGTTAGATCCGATGAATATCCTGATGGCGATTATCCTATTGTTGAAGACGGCAAGTACAAGGGAGTGATCGGAGTTGGTGGCCTAGTGCTGGCTAGGGTACCTGAAGAGATCGCAAAACAGCGTAATGAATATTATGCTAGACAACATGAAGACAAGGTAAAAGCTGTCGACAACGATCTTATGAAGGAGCAGCACCCTGACATGCCAATCAATATTGAAAGGCAGTCACGTGTAACCTTCGGTGGTACAAAGAAAAGTTAATTTTTTAACAATTCCTAAACCGCTGGATAAACTTAACCCGTGAGTGAAAGCTCACATAAGGAGAAAATATAATGGCAAATAAAGACGCAGCGTTCGGTCTAAGACCGATCGGAAAAGTTGGCCAGAATAGAGACAACCAAGGTTTATCCGAATACGATATCGCAGCATCTGCATCAGCGATTTACCAAAATGACCCTGTCGAAATGGCAGCCACTGGTACAATCACTGTAGCGGCAGCAACAGATACTTTATTGGGATCACTTAATGGTGTTTTCTTTACTGATGCTAACACAGGAAAGCCTACATATGCTAATCACCTTAACGCATCTAACACTGCAACTGACATTGTTGGATTCGTATCTGATGACCCATATGAAAGGTTTGAAGTACAATCAGACGGCGCAACTGCAGCAGCAGACGTCGGAATGAATGCTGACATTGTATACGCAGCTGGTAGTTCACCAGACTATGTATCAGGTGTAGAATTAGATCACTCTGATCTTAAAACTGCAACAGCACAACTAAGAGTACTTGCAATATCTAATGACATTGAAAATAACGAAGCAGGTTCTGCTAACGTTAACCTTGTTGTTATGATTAACGAGCACTTCTTGAAAGGAACGGTAGGAGTATAATCATGGCCATATCAAGAGGACAACTAGTTAAAGAACTAGAGCCAGGTTTGAATGCACTATTCGGTCTGGAATATAAACGTTATGAGAATCAGCATGCTGAAATATATACTACTGAATCTTCAGACAGAGCGTTTGAAGAAGAAGTTATGTTATCAGGTTTCGCAAATGCACAAGTTAAAGCTGAAGGAAGCGGAGTATCTTTTGACAATGCTCAAGAGACTTACACTGCTAGATACAGTCACGAGACTGTAGCTCTTGCCTTCGCAATAACTGAAGAAGCAATTGAAGACAACTTGTATGACAGACTTGCTAGTAGATATACAAAAGCATTAGCTAGATCTATGGCGAATACTAAACAAGTAAAATCTGTTAATCCATTAATTAATGGACTACCAGGTGGTACG